TTATATTAGTATGAAAATCCTTCCTGTATCACAGTGGTAGATACCACATAGCCATTGCCGTCACCGCCATTTTTGTATTTGTACCAACTGTCACGCAGGTAAAAGCACAACAGGTAATCAAGACAGTCTGAGAGATGTCCGTATCTTTCGTATTTGACTCCTGTTTTGGGGTCAGTTACTTTATGCTTGCTTTTGGTTCCGTCCTCATTGCGCAACTGGTATATAAGGTCCTGCGTCAGACGTCGACACTTGATGTCGATCTGAATCTCCCAACCTTCATATCCATTAAAAACTTCATTGACAAACTCGCAACGCGTGGCTTGCGGAGGTTGCTTTCGCAGGAGTTTGATTTTGGGTCTCAGTATCCCTTTGCCGAAAGTGTCTACAATAATGGTATAATTGTTTACGCCATCCTCATTGGTCGTTGAGCGTTGCAGACCTGCCGGGTCGCCAGTCACATCCACGCCACCGATATGCTTGTCCCTGTATAGTTTCATTCTTACCTTGCGGGCAAGAGCCGGGGTGTTATTTTCCTTGTCTTCCGGCTTGCCGAGTATTTCCTCAAGAATGTATACCTTCTTGTTGTCATAATCAATTTGAGCGGAAAGCACTGACATCTGTGGCGCCACATTGAAGTCCCATACGGTTATGATGGGACGGGTCGGATCATAAACTTTCTCTTTCAAACCGGTTATAAGGTGGCGTGCCCCGTCAAAGCCTCCATAAACCGCCATGTCATTCGCTTCCACGAAATCCCAGTTACCGTACAACAATCGCTCTTTGGTTGCCTGGTCCCGAATCTTGTTAAGGGCTGCTTCATATACTTGCCTGAAAGCAATATTGGGATTGTCAAAAACGCTGAACGGAACATACGCTTCACCTTCACGGCATTTCACACTTTCGCCATTCTCGTCCTGAACAAAGCGGGCACGAACCCATGTAATGGTCGGGTTTGTGGTCAGCAACATCCGCGGTGTCTTGAAGGTATCATGGATACGCCAACGCAGTCGGGAGAACAGGACTTCCACCGCTTTCTCGGAAATCTCGGAAACCTCATCCACCAAGGCAATGGTATATTCCGAAGAGCCGAAGCGCTCAAAGTTCGGGTCGCTGGGAATATCGGCCATCTCTTTCATGATGATTACCGAATCGTTCCAGAATGTCAATGTGCCTTCGAGATTGTTGATCTTATAATTGACATCCTCCTTCAAGCCCCAATCTTTCAATATGGCCTTAATGGTGTTCCATGTCGATTCTTTTAGCGATTTGAGGGTCTTTCGTCCAACTACCGCTCGAATGTTCTCGAAGCGAATGCACGATGAAACGAGCCATACACTACCGATATAGGAATTATGCGTTACGGTAAAGTTGTCCGTGATGTACAATCCACAAGGCTCATCTACGGTTATGCAGCGCCCCTCACGTTTACCGATATATTCCGCATCAACAATTCTTTTCCCCAGCTCTGATACGCCTCCGTTATATTCATGACGGCACCGACATCTTTTCCTTGAAAGACTCACAAGATCAGGATTCATCCGTGTGCGGATATACACGTCATATGAATCGTTACATTTAACCCGGCAACCGCTTTTATCCCTATAACCGGACGGATTCCTTTTTACGGTTGCTATGCCACCCAACGAACGGATAATGAATGCGACATCATCAGCCAGTCTTCGACTCGTGGTACAATAAGAAATGTGTCCACGTTCATCGACATAGCCATCAGTATCCATTATTCCTTGAATAAGCCTTTTGCGTTCCTCAATGGTGGCGAGTTTATACTGGTCAGGAATAAATTTGTTGGATGAATCGCAGCCCGACAACTTCAAGTTGCATAATGCCTCGACCAAGGTCCGGTTGTAAATCATATAACTTTTGGCCCGGCTTCCGGCTTTTGCTTGAGAATGCCCCATGTCATATCCATATTGCATGAATTTCTGAAC